TATACTTTTTTGCGTCATACTAAAAAATATTTAAATATCTTCACTTTTTCTATTTTCTGACATATAAACATCAAATTTACCGCCAGGATATCTAGACTCTAACTTTTGAACATTTTGCGCAATAACTTCGTTTGGATCCACATCAATGGCCCTACATGCATTTATCCAATACCAAATCACATCGCCCAATTCGGATTTTAAATGTGCCTTTGTTTGATCTGTAAATGGTTTGCCTTGAAACAACAATTTCTTTACAATTTCCGCAAACTCACCAGATTCACTTGACATTCCAATAGTACTTGTCATTAGTAATGACATATTGATATCAAACACATCTAAATGTTTTTGTGTTTCTTCGAGATTATCAATAAACAACTTTGTACTATTACTTTGCAGGCTTGTGACGCCCTCTACAAAGTTTTTATAAGAATTTAAATCAATTTGTTTCGACATCTTGTTCCTCTCGTAAATCATAAATAATATTTTCTATACTATTTTCTTGAATGGCGCACATTTGTTCCCAACTTGGCTCCCAATCTTCTGGCTCTTCTTCGCCCATTTCGTCTTCATCCCAATAAAAACTCAATCCTTCATTACTATATTCATCCGATTCAATCATATAATTATCATAAACTTCGCCTTCGTAAAAAACCGAAGAACCAAAAAAGTTTGGCATCTCATCCTCATATGTTGCGGCAAAAATAACTTTAGGGTCAATTTTCTCGGCCTCTTCCGCAATCTTTACATAAAAATATTCTGGATAATCCCATGCGGAACAACAAGAGATAGATTCAACGTCAATATCTTGAACATTACACCATTTTGCGCCGATATTATCTATGTACCAAGATCTTGTTGAAGTTTCTTCTTCATTAACATCAGACCAAAACATTTCATGTACTGGTTTATATAATTCAAAATCAACAACTTCATCTTCTGGAATCACAAGGCCATCTAACTTTTCTTTAAACCATTTCTTTACTTCATCATTTCCTTCATAAATCCAAAAATTTGAATAAACATTATTTGCCATTTTTTTATCTCCACTTTGGGTTAGGGTAAAATATTGTATCGCCTTCGCTATCGTCGAATAAGTACCAACAAGAATTATCTTTGCCGGTATGTTTACTATTTTCTATCCATTTAACTCTACCTATACTAACAACTTTTTTCAGTTTTGTCAAGTAGGGAACTGCTTGTTTTGTATGAATCCAGTCTGCATCAAACAAAAACCATGTTGGTGCTTGTTTGGAGAAGTGTATAATCATTGGATGTAATAACCACCTAGACCAAGGTGGATTTGTTATTATAAAATCTGTTTTAAAAGGAACTACCACATCAAACGCATCTTTCTTGCCAACCCAATCGCATTGTGGGTTGATATCTGTATGTCCAACAGAAATGCCGGGCGACAGAGACTGTAAATAATTTACTAGTCTACCATCACCGGCACATGGTTCATAAAATTTGAAATGTTCTTTTGGTAAAAACGGAATTAATGGCTTAACTGCATCCATTGGTGTTGGATAGAAATCATTTTTTCTATGTTCAAATTCACTTCTTTTTCCCATAATATAATACTCATTTTATTTTTTACGTCCAATGTTGTACTTGGGCACTAATTCCCATTCATCCTTTTCTCTGTGAGATAAAACTTTTATCTGAGATAGTGGAGCGGCATCAAAATTATCCGCCCTACTAATTTTTATCAATCCCCATTCTTCGAGTAAATTTACAATTGCGTTTCTTCTTGATCTATCGTTATCCGAAAAATCAGAATTTTTTCCATCAAGTTTAAAAAGTTCTTTAAAATGCACAATATAATACTTACCCTGTTTATGTAAAATGTGGCAAGATTGATAAAGTTTACGATCTTTTCTTGAAGCAACACCAATCCGTGTCAAGGTTTCTTTAATTTTAAGAAAATCTTCTTGATCCTTGAGTTCAACTTCTGTTAAAGTATCAAGTATACTCATAACATTCTCCTATCCGCCTTTATTCAATTTGCTTTTTATATATTCAATTTGTTCATCATTTAGTATTTTAAGAGCTTCTTCTGCCCTCTCATTATTGTAGCCATAATATTCTTTTACATAATCTAGATCACTATGGATACTTTTTTTCGCCCAAGGTGAAAATCTTTTTCTTGGACGTATACTATTTAGTAAATAATCAAACTGAAGTTTATTATCTATAAGCGGATATTGGTTTACTTCATTTGCAAACAAAATCGTATCTTGGTGATACGAGAAGTTGCGATTTATCATAAATGCTTTATAATTCTTCTCCCACATTTCATCTTCTGTGTCCAGCAATCTCTTTTTAGTACTAGAGATTGCTGGCACATAATCTTTAAACAAATCATAACTCATTTCCAATCACACTCCACCATCAATTCGGTGAGACATGCAACCAGATTTATTTCTTGATCTGCAACAAACGCTGATTTGTATTGATAGTCAGCAATTGTAACGACAGCCTGGGGAATAGAAGCGTGATTGAGGTGCTCATACAAACCATCGTAAATAGTTCTAAAAATAATAGTTGGGTCATTATCTACATTCTCCACTACCCATTTTCTCATTTCAGTAAACTTGCGAGACTTTAATAACTCTGCAAGGTCTTTCATTTTTAAGTCGCCAAGATTTACAAGCAATCCTTCATCAATTCTTCCACTTGCAGAATATCTTTGCAACTCATTTAACACTCTCCTCCAATCGGGAAAATGTTTTTGGATTAATTGTGCAATAACTATTTTGTTAAAGTCCACACCCTCATCCACTAAGATATTACACACTCTTTTAAAGAAAGATGCCATTATCTTATCTTTTTCAGAATTTGAAATCTTAAACTCAATTGTAGAACATCTACTGTGTAAAGGTTCGATTATGCGATTTTTAAAATTACACGTTAGAATAAACCTACAATTACCAGCAAACTCCTCTATAAACCCACGTAGCGCAGGCTGTGTTGACTGTGGATTAAGGTAATCAGCCTCATCAAGTATGACCACCTTACCATCACTTGAGAAACTAACAGTGGAGGCATAATGTCTAATTTTAGTTCTGAGAGTGTCTATGTTTCCATCCTCGGAACCGTTAATTAACATGTGGTCAAGACCCATTTCATTACACAGAGCCTTTGCAACCGTTGTTTTACCAACACCGGCAGAACCTGACAATAACAAATTGGGCAATTCTTTGTTTTCTACAAACTCTTTAAATGTAGATTTAAGATCATTTGGTAGGATACATTCATCTATAGTTTTAGGGCGATATTTTTCAACCCACAAAAATTCACTCATTACCTACCTCTCAATCTTCGTATTTCGAATCTTGTTCGAGAGTCACCCAATATTGAATTGCCTTTATATGATGTCGGAATGTTGAAATTTTATTCCTCGAAACAGAAACATTATAATCACCTTCGATTAGTTTCATATTCTCAGCTCGGAAATACATTTGAAAGTTTGCATTACTTTCACCAACTGGTTCTTTTGCAATATCAGTTGTATCTGATTTTTTATCTAGAGCAACAAAATTAATTATACCATCCTCTGTCATAAGAGCATAATCAGGCAAAGAATTAATAGACGCAACTTTACTAATAGTGGAAAGAGTTGCATTTGTTAGAGTCACATTAACATCATAATCTTTAATCTCTTTTGCATCATCTGGATTATTTTTAGAATCATCCATTTTAAATGTGGTTGTTGGATGGACAATGATAGATGGATCTGCTGCCATAAATTTATATGTTTTACTTCCATTAGACATCAATACATACTTTTCATGGAATTCTAATTCTGGATAGATAGACAAATTACCAAGGAAACGAGGCAAATCATAGATACCAAACTGTACAGGAAACTCTTCTTCAATATCAGCTGATGCAAGAATATTTCTCATCACCGACATGGTAGATAATCTATTGCCAGGATTAATTAGAATAGATTGATTGATATTTGCAAAGTTTCGCAAAACCAATTGAGTTTGTTCACTTATTTTCATTTTCAATAACTCCATATTTCATTTTAAGATAATTAGAAATGGTCAAATTTTCTTTACTAGCCATTTTTTTCACATATTCTTTTCTGCCCTTGCTGAGTTTTTTGTAATCTCTATCCAAGTTATCAGAATGTTTCAGATTAATGCTCATCATTTTCTCCATACATTAAATCATGATTGTATAGCGCCAGTATACCATAATGTATGATTTTTAGCAAGTCTTTTCTGAAATCTTTTTCGGTCTCGCCTTTTTTACCATACCTCTGAGAATACTTTACAACATTACCTAAACAAAACCCAGCACCATGACCATTGTCTATGATAACTTCAGTCGATTGTAGTTTTGAACTTGAGTAATGTTGATCGTATGTTAGATCAATGTATTGCCTGATTTCCTCAAGCAATACATCTTCGTTAAATTTATAGTCTATCATATTCCTCCTTTAAAATGGGCAATCTTCTTCTGTAGCATAATCTTCGTTTACTTCTGATGTTTCTGTTTCAAAAACATCATCAGAGATTTTCTGATATAGGTCAACAAAAGAAGTTTTTGTATCTTCGTCAAAACGATTAGTACACAATTCTACAGACTTTACACGGTCTTTGAAAATTGAGAAAGTTTCGACAATGTGAACCAAACGGCGAGTAGAGATAATTTCATCAATACCACCATCAGCAAAAGTTTTGCGAATAGTTTGAGCCCAAACTGTAAGATTTTCTACAAACTCATCATCTTGTAGTCCAAAAGATGCAAGCACTTTTGTGAGAATTTTTTTCTCGACAACTTGTGATGGATATTCTTGTTCGAAAGTAATTTTGAAACGTTCCAGAAACGCCTCATTCATTACGTTAGTACCGATGAAACGTCCATCATCAGAACCTTTACCTTTAGTGTTTGCAGTTGCGACAACTGTAAATCCAGGCGCTGGTTTTACAAACCGATTATCTTTTTTGAGATAAACACCTTTACCATCAATGATGGACTGGAGACACATAATTTTGTTTGATGCAAGGTCAACTTCATCAAGTACAAGTACTGCACCAGATTCCATCGCACGAACTACAGGTCCAGCAACAAAGGTCACATTACCATCAATCAGAGTTTTGTCACCAAGAAGGTCTGACTCATCAGTTTCGACAGTGATAGGGACAATAATACATTCACGTTTCAACTGAGCACAAGCTTGTTGTGTACCGAATGTTTTACCATTACCAGACATACCAGTAATAAAAACTGGATAAAAGATTTTTGATTTGATAATAGTTTTGAGATCATCAAAAAAACCAAACTTGACAAAGTTAGGGTCTTTCTCTGGAACAAGAGACTCAGAATGAGATAGGTCAACACTCATTGCTTGTTTCAAGGGAGCTGGTGTTACGTGGACTGGAGCGTTAACAACAACTCCACCATCATTCATTAGTGGTAATTTGTATTTACCACGACTAACCCGATATTCATCAGATTTTAACCAAGCAGGATCGGGCAATTTGTGTACCTTTGCCAGATTGTTGATTTGAGTGCGAGATAATACGTCAGTATTAAATTCGCGTTGCGCAACTTCGATAAAAGTTTTGCGAGATTCTAAGTTCATATTTTCACTCCGTTCATTACGAATCATCATCAATTACATATATATTGAACCACATATGCTCGGCATTGTCAAGCAGTTATTTCACCAATTCAACAAATTTGTTCAAAAGTTGGCGATTTGTTTTTTTAGACTTGTTATGTTTTGCAAAATTGCGAACAACTTGACTTTTAGTCATAGAAGAATTTACATTCAAATTTTCGTCTTTAGTATCTGTCGGTTGGATTATAAAGTAATTATTATAACCGGCATTGGTGACAGAAACAAATCCATTTTCGCGGATTTTTTTACGACCATTGGACATCAATTCTTTACTTTTGGTACTATAAATTGTTTCTTCCGCAACATAGTTTTCCATCGCATATTTTAGTTCACGTTTGTTTGAACAAAGCATAAAACCAATTGCATTCATATTATGACAATCTCGCATATGTTCAACCATTGCACTAGTAAATTGCCCACCGTCTGGATTATGAACTAGAATTTTATTATGGATTTTATCTCGAATGATTTGTTGACGGCGGCGCCAAGGATAATTATTAATATCACAGGCTAGATATTTGTCATTGCTGGAATGACGTAAAACATATGATGTTCCATTGTCACCACCATCTGTCAATACTACCATGTTGACTTTTTCAACACCGGATTTTTTCACAAACACTGGAATGTGTTGGTGCAAAATCAAAAGACTATCATTTAATGGTGTTGTACAATAATCATCATACGTCAAATTAGGCCGGCACCATCCATAACCAGTATCCATAGAACGAGTAAGTTGCAAAAGTAAATTTGCATTCTTTTTGAAATTTTGATTATTCATTTCACTAGAAAGTAAGTTGCGCAGAGCAACTTCTTTTTTGGGGATCCAAGAGTTGATATCCACAGATGATAGGTAATTTTGAAAATCTTCATTTGATTTTGTTTCATTCCAATGGGCAGGATTGTCACTAAAACTGAAAACATCAAACGCAATACCAACACGGCGACAGAAGGTAGCTAATGTGATAGTTTGTTTCATAGTAGAATACATAGAGCCATGCATCGAACCAGACCAATCAACTAACATAACCATACCATGATTTTTACCTTCTGGCACAACTACTTTGCGTTGGAAGATGTCTTCATTAATTTGATAACTCCAAAGTTTCCCAGAGTTAATATTACCACTTTTATGTGATGTAGAATTGGCGGCAGCACGGGCGGCCTTTTTCATTTCAAACTCTTTAACCAAGTATGAAATTGTCTTTTGATTTTCTTTTAGAAATTCTTCATAGAGATTTTTAGTTGAGTCAACATTAAATTGGTTTTCAAGTTGAACACTAACTGTTTTCCAATGCACAACATGATTTGACAAATTTTTGATAGGAGTAATGTTAGCATATTTAAAATTGTTTCTTGAGTCTGTAGAAACCATAGTTTTCAGACCCTGTTGCAGTGCATCATCAGTTTTAGATTCTAATTCATCATTATCAACAACTGAAACTGTTTCTACTTCGGAAACACCGTCATTCATATCATCAGTATCAGACTCATCTTCAGTTTCTGTTTCAGATGTTTCTTCCGAAGTGTCATTGTTATTTGAATTTTCTCCGCCTTCCATGTCACCAGATTCTTCAGAATTGTCTGAACCAGTATCTTGTGTTTCTTCGTCAGACTCATCTGCATCAAAAAGAATTGGATTTGTCATGGTAGTTTGAGTTTGGTTATCTTCTTTATTGTCTTTCAAGAAATTGTAAAGTTCTTCTGCAAGGTCTGCAACTTCATCAAAAGTTTTTAACTTTTCAATTTTACGAACCCAATGCAATTCATCTTCGTTAAACCAATCCGATTCAACCAACATCTGAGCTGCGGAAACTTTAAACCAAATATTGATACGGTCAATCAAATTGATTTTACTAGGAGAAACATCTTTGACACCAAAGAAATCTTTGTCCCAAAGTTCTTGATAACCTTTGATAAACGCGGTCCGCAATCCAGCAAACTTTTGTTTCTGTAGTTTTTCGATACGAGCATCTTCGATAACATTTACGAAACCATGTGACGAACGAGCGGAAGCTTCAGTCAATGCCTCTTCGCCAGCGGGAGTAAACAGTGCGTGTGCAACTTCGTGTCCTACCAAAAGGTCATAAAGTTCTTCACTCATATCTTTCCAAACTGGTAGTGTCAATATACGATGTTTAACATCAAACATCGCAGTTTCGACGTTTTGATGTTCAACCGTAATATCTTCTTCGGACATCAGTTTTGCAAGTAATGTCTTAGACTCTTTTGTAAACATTGTATTAGAACTAATCATAGATAAACTCCCGAATCACAAGTATATTGAACCATATTCTACTGATTCTGTCAAGCACTATTTAAAAGAAACTATCTAAACTAACAACTCTTTTGTGTCGAAATAAATCTAAGTCACTCTTTCCCTTACGAAAAGTCCAAACATTTTCCATATAAACTTTGTTCATAAAATTATTCATTTTTTCTTTATCAAAGTTTCCATCTTCATCAGAAAACACCGACTTACCCTGTGGTCGTTGCATAATTCTCATACCAATCTGACCTAAAAAATTATCTTTTAATTCATCTACAAGTTCATCACCAGAGCGATATCTTTTACCTTTGATTTTAGGATCCATAATGTTAATCAACATATGTCCACCATCACTCAATGAATTAAATGTATTTACAGAAACTGGTAGATAAAAATCATCTCTCCAAGCCTCATACTCATTAAATTTCGCCCACGATTGATCTTCAGAATGTTCACCACCTTCGTTATATCTTTCTGTAGAAAAATATGGTGGCGATGTAAATGCACAATCTACATTTTCAATTTCATCCCATGGCATATTCTCTGCACCACTGCGATACATTCTTACTGATTTTAAATTGCCATCTAATACCCACATATTACCATCTTCATGAATACTATATTGATTACCAATGAGTTTAGAATATTCTATAGCCTGAAGTTTGTAATTTTCAAATGTATTTGGATTTGGGTCACAACCAATATAGTAAGTAGAATTCGAGGCAAAGAAACCACACAGTCTATCTCCCCACCCCATAGATGTGTCCAAAACAGTTTTTGCATTAGACATCTCATAGATACACTTTGCCACTATTGGTTTAAACTGCGTGGCAATATA